CTGGCGAGGGCTTTGCTGTCTGGATCGGGCAGGACGTTTCGTGACTGCCACAGATTCTCCTGACCCCGACGTGACATGTCGCCGGGGCCGCCCAGAAAGTCTGGGACTTCTTCATTGTGATTCATATACAAATTCTAAAATATAGTAAATGCCTTTTTTTAAAAAAAGATGCGGGACAATAGCGGCAAGAACATCTACTCACAGGTATCGCCAATAACCCTTAGTCACTTTTTGAAAATCAAACATCGTACAAAGATTATATAAATATAATCGCCGTTTTATCTGATTTTATGGGAGTTTTTGGATTTTACTTTTATATGGTCTTATTGTGGTTATTGCTTAATTTTTGTTATTTATTTGTTACCCGCCATTGTTGAGTAACAAAAAATGTGTATCTTTGCACTCGGTAACAAATCATATTTTCATCGTATGGCAAGAAGAAAGAAAGTGGAGAAAGCCAAAGAGCCTATCCGATTACGATTCAAGAAGCTGGCCAATGGGAGTAAATCCATCTACCTCGACCAGTACAAAGACGGCAAACGCTCCTATGAGTTTCTGAAGCTCTACCTCATCCCCGAAGTGGATGAAACAGCACGGTTGCAGAATGAAAACACCCTCCAAGCGGCCAACGCTATCAAGGCTCAGAGGGTCATCGACCTCACCAATGACGGGGCGGGAATATCGAAAGCCTCCCAGCGTTCAAAAATGCCGCTTATCGACTGGATGCGAACATATAGCAAGATAAAGCTCCAGTCGGGGCAGAGTGCAGCTTTCTCCGTCCAAATCGACAAGGCCATCAAGCACCTAATCAAGTACAAAGGGGAGAAAGTGACATTGAAGGACGTGGATAAGGATTACTGCCTCGGATTCATTGACTACCTCAACAATTGTAAGAACCAGTCGGGGGAGCTGATGGCCAAAGTCACGACCGCAGGATATTTCCGCTGTCTGAACTGCGCATTGAATCGAGCCGTCAAGGAGGAATTTATCCCCTACAACCCCATCACCAAGATTGGGAGCGACCAGCGCATCAAGATTCCCGAAAGCACAAGGGAGTATCTGACCGTTGACGAAGTTAAGACGCTCATCGCCGCTCCCTGCGTCAATGACAACGTGAAGAGGGCTTATCTCTTCAGTTGCTTTTGCGGCCTCCGATATAGTGACGTGCAAGCCCTTACTTGGGGCGACGTACTCACCGAGGGAGATTTGATGCGTGTGCGTATCGTGATGGTCAAGACGCAGAAAACGCTTTATCTCCCATTATCGAAAGAGGCTCAGAAGTGGATGCCCGAAAGGGGAGATAAGACGGATTCAGAGAAAGTCTTTGCCCTCCCATCGTCTGCCTACCTCAACATCGTACTGAGGACGTGGGCGCAAAATAGCGGACTGACAAAGCACGTCACATTCCACACGGCAAGACACACATTCGCAACGCTGGAGCTGACCGCCGATGCCGACATCTACACGGTCTCGAAACTCCTTGGCCATACGCAGGTGAGGACTACCCAAATCTATGCAAAGATAGTCGATAAGAAAAAGGAGGATGCCGTGAATCGTCTGAGCAGCCTCTTTGATGAAAAGAAGGAACCAGCGAAAACCAACAAGCGAAAAGCACGGAAAAAGAAGGAGTGAGCATTATTATCCATCTTGAAGGGGTGCGGAGATTAGCCATCTTTGCGCCCTTTTCGTTTTCTTATAACTCAACTCATAAAACTGCATCATCTGTTCGCTCATCATTATATTTGTTTACATAAACATATTATTGTTAATTTGTGTGTAATATTTTAAGTAAACAATATTGTTTTGTTAAATGTTGTAATAAGAGTAAACTTTTCGATAAAAATATTTGCTTTGTTTACTTAAAAGTATTATCTTTGCACTCAAATAACAAACAATAATATTTAATGATTATGAACACAAAGAGTTTGAACGAGTGCATCAATGAAGTGTTGAGCAGTCAAATGGGCAATGTTGCAAAGCGCAACGAGTTAATCAAGTTAGGTTTGTGCGCACACGAAATAAAGATGCTTATTGCATCGGTCAGCGCACCATCAACGAGCAAGGGCGGTTTCTCTTTCTCTAAGCTAACATTCGGTGTCGAGATTGAGTGTTACAACCTCATTCGTGAAATGCTTATCGAAGCAAGCACCGCCAACGGCTTGCAAGTGAAGTCTGAGGGTTACAATCACACCGACAGCCGCAAGTATTACAAAATCGTATCTGACAGCTCTATTGAAGGCAACAATTCAAATGAAGTTGTATCACCTATTCTGAAGGGCAAGAGAGGCTTGTCAAGTCTGAAAGCAATATGTGATTCACTTGCAACCATAGACGCAAGAGTAAACAAATCCTGCGGCCTGCACATTCATATCGGTGCAAGTTCTTTGAGTGATGAGCATTACTGCCGTTTGGTTCGCAATTACCAAAAGTTAGAGCGTGTTATTGATACGTTTATGCCAATGAGCAGAAGAGGCAATAACAGCCGCTGGTGTCACACTCTGCAAGGCATCGACTTTAGCACTTGCACCAACAAAGAAGAGATTGCAGGCGCAATGAGTTACAACCGCTATTTCAAGGTGAACGCAATGAGCTATGAGCGTCACAAGACAATCGAATTTCGCCAGCACAGCGGCACAACCGACTATGAAAAGATTTCAAATTGGATTCTCTTTCTTGCAAAGCTGGTCGAGTACTCATACAAGCATGAAATTAGCGAGTGCAATTCTATCGAAGAAATACCATTCTTAAAAGAGAGTGAGAAGTTATATTTCATCAATCGCCGTACTGCCCTCAACTAAGGGCAGGCGGCTTAATAGAAACTATCTAAGACGAAAATATTATGTGTGTGATATGTTATGTACCGGCGGGCGTGAAATTGCCGCCTTATCGACTTATCAAGGCAATGCGACAAGCCAATCCTCACGGAATGGGATTCTGCACCCCAAGCCTATACGATAGAGTGGTAAACAATTTCGAGGCTTTTTACAAGAAACTGAAGAAGCGCAATATTGATGAGCCGTGCATTATGCACTTTCGCCTTGCCACTCACGGCAGCATCAAGACAAGCAACTGCCACCCCTTTCGTGATGCCAAATTAGGGCTATACTTCGCCCACAATGGCATTTTACCGATTGATGCGGCCAATGATAAGACCGACAGCGAAACGGCCTTCAGAAAGCGTTTTTTGCCCCTCATACGAAAGTACGGGCTGGATTCTAAAGAGCTTGATGATTCGGTGGAGGATATTTTGGGCTGCTCCAAGTTCATTTTCATGCAATGTAGCGAGCGGACAATCCGCGAGGGCAAAGGCGGCACTATTGAGAAAAATATCAATGTGAAGATGTACGGCAACTTTGAAGAATATGATGGCTGTTACTATTCAAATTTGAGATTCATCCCCTATCTATGAGGGTTTCATAGAGAATATTATTGTTTGTATGACCAGCCTTGTATGTGACATATCGGGCTGGTTTTTTATATGGTTTTTCACTCATCTTTCACTCATTTATTTACTTATCTCTCGAAAGTAAATCCTTGCAAAAGAAAATCCTTGTAAGACTGGTCATAAGAGAATAACTTTGCGCTAAGAAACGAAATTTTTATTTTTTATAGTTATGCCACAAGAAGAGATTTTGAAGAAACTGGAGGCCATCGAGAGGAATAGCCTATTGGCCGCAAAGAACGTGCTCAACTTTGATGAGGCAAGAATCATTACAGGATTGAGCAAGGGGCATTTATACCGTCTCACCTCCGAGCGGCAAATTCCCTATTACAAAAAGGGTAAATACGTCTATTTCGACCGCTCCGAGCTGGAGGGATGGATGAAAGAGAACCGAGTGCAAACCAAGCAGGAGGCTGAGGCTGCGGCATTGGCCTACGTTGCACAAAATTAAAGGAGATTGAGTATGTCAAAATTAAAATTCACATTGAAACAGCAGCAGTTGCTTGCCCTCCTACGGGATGGCAGCAAACATTCTGTGGCCGACATTATGAATCGTTTGTTCATCGGCGACCCGCGTAGTACAATCCGCAACCTCCGCGATAGCGGCATCGACATCAAGGATGAATGGGTGCCGAGCATCAACGGAGGCAAATACAAGAAATACTGGATTGAGAGTGGGCGGCAGTAATGCGCTCACTCTCCTACAAAAACAGGCAGTATGGACAAAGATAACAAATATAGTTTCTTTGAGAGCTATCACAATGCCCTTGCTCGTGTTTCCGATGAGAGATATGGGCGGGTGGTTCGCGCAATGAGTGCTTTTGTGTTCAAGCAGGAAGAACCAAGCTTCAGCGACGATGCCGATTGGATAGTATGGGAGCTAATAAGGCCGATACTGGAGCGGGGGATGGAGTTATCTAAGACCCGCGCCAATGCTGGTGCAAGTGGAGGCCGTAAAGGTAAGGGGGTATCACGCAACAAAGGCAATCAAAATGCCGCCAAGAATACCTCCGAATCAAATGCAAATCAAAAGCAAAACAATAGCAAACAAAAGCAAATCAATAGCGGAATAGGAATAGGAATAGGAATAGGAAAGGATATAGATTATTCATTACATTCAGAATCTTCGTCATCTAACGATGACATACGCATACAACACGCGGGAGGAAATTCGGCTTTTGATGAATGGTTAAAGTCAAATTGCCCTTACATCTTTGCTCATTACAAGCTCCCAACCGATGCCGAGCTTACGAAGCTGAAAACGGCATACGGCTCAGAGGCCATCGCGGACACTTGCTGCCAAATCGAGAACCGCAAAGACCTCCGCAAGAACTATACAAATTTGTATCGCACACTTCTCAACTGGCTAAAGAAGCGGGAAGGCGAGGACACGCCCAAGTCGAGGGCGTGGGACGCAGCAAATATCATCGCCAGCCTTGCGGAAAGAGAGAGACGGAGAGACGATGCCGCCGCCCTTGTCGCTCAACTCTACGCAGAAGAGCGATAGAAAAGAGATAATTCACGCTCCGCAAGGGGCATAGTAATAACAATAAAAAATTGAAAATATGAGAAAACCAGATTGGACTGATGTCCGCGACGCACTCCAAGAGTGCAATGGCGATGTTTCTGCCGCCCGTTATCAGATGCAGAAAAGATGGTCGCCCGAAGATGTAACCGCCGCCATCAAGGATTTTAACGAGAAAGTCGAGGATGCCCAAGTCGAGGATGCCCGATGGAGGCAGCTAACCTCATACGAGCGTGGTCAAGCCGCAGATGTGGCCATCCTTGAAAAGAACGGCAAGAAAATAGCCGACGTTATCCGAGCAGGAGGTAAGCCCGTTCAAAGCGCCGCTGATTTGGAGGCCGCAAAGAGGGTAATTGCAGCGATGGAGGGCAACAAGTAAACGAGGATGGACATATCTGAAAATGCTATGCTCTCCGCTTAAAGGTCAAGTCTTAACGCGCACACGCGCACGAAGCTGAATGTCCATGTATTACATAATCGCTCCGCAAGAGGGGCTTCAGACGGCATTGAAGAGCGTGGAGCAGCTTTCTGATGCGGTTATACCAGTTGTGGTATGGAATAACTAAGTCATGGGCATTGTTGTTGAATTATTGGGTGGGTGAGCCTCATCGGTTCGCCCTCCCTTAAAAAGAAAGTAAGAAAAATGGAAATAATTAAAGAACAAATCGAAGCCTTGAATTGGAGGCTTGAATTGATTTCTGAAGAGCAGAAAATCAAAACAACGGAATGGATGGAGGGTTTGAACGTCATCAAGAGAAAAATGACCTTTGCCAAAGATGAATTTGCCAAGCGGTGTGCCTCCCTACCACCCGAAGAGAAAGATGCCGTCATTCGCCCGATTGAAGATACTATCTCCAAGATAATTGAGACGATACAAAGAATGGAAAATTACGTCAATGCCTCCGATGAGGCTTAATAATCAGTTGCTATGGACGAAGGATTAAGAATTATAAACACCGTCGATAACTCCCAGCTCGAACAGAGCTTCCGACAGGCGCAGCAGACAATCCGAGAGAGTGCCGATGTTGCTGTGCGTGAGGGTGAAAGGATAGATGCAACATTCAACAAGGTTGCAAAAACTATGGCGGCAATGGCCGCAGGATTCTCCATCAAGGAGATTGTCAGTCAAATCGTTAGGGTTCGCGGTGAGTTTCAGCAGTTAGAGGTGGCCTTCACCACGATGCTGGGTAGTGCCGAGAAAGCTAATGCCCTCATGGAGCAGCTCACAAAGACCGCCGCCATTACGCCCTTCGACCTAAAGGGAGTGACGGAGGGCGCGAAGCAACTGCTGGCCTATGGCGTGGCCGCTGATGAGGTGAATGATACGCTCATCCATTTGGGCGACATCGCCGCTGGCCTCTCGCTCCCGTTGGGTGATTTGGTGTACCTCTATGGCACAACCATCACGCAAGGCCGAATGTACACGCAGGATTTGCGTCAGTTCATGGGTCGCGGTATTCCTTTGGCCGAAGAGCTTGCCAAGCAGTTCGGTGTGACGAAGGATAAGGTGCAAGAGCTTGTCACCTCCGGCAAGGTGGGAGCTGAAGAGTTCAAGAAGGCCATCATGGATATGTCATCCGAGGGCGGCAAGTTCGGTGGCTTGATGGAGGCACAATCAAAGACCATTACTGGCCAAATATCGAATATTGAGGATGCCATTGATAATATGTTCAATGAGATAGGCCAAAAGTCAGAGGGCGTTATAAACAATGCTCTCAGTGGTATCTCCTTCCTTGTTGAGAACTACGAGACCATCGGCAAGATTATCCTCACCGTTGCCGCTGCCTACGGAGCATATAAGGCCGCTTTGCTGGCCGTGATTGCCGCTCAGAAGCTCGCAACGGTATGGGGTGAGGTGCAGGCGTTTCTCTCTCTCGCAAGGTCGATAACAACTGCCAAGGATGCAATGTTGCTCTTCAATATGGTGTGCAAGGCCAGCCCCATCGGTTTGCTCCTTGGAGCCGTGACCGCCGCCGCCGTCGCCTTTGGGCTATTCAGCTCCAGCACTGGCAAGGCATCTATTGAGGTGGAAAAGTACGGAAATAGTGCCGCCGCAACTATTGAGAAAGTAAGAACGCTATCCAATGAGTTGAAGGGGCTTTCGGCAAATTCCTCCCTTCATCGTCAAGTCATGGATGAGCTTAACCAAATCCTTGACCAGTATGGGGTTGCTCAGATACAGGAGGGCGATAACATTGATATGGTGAACAGCAAGCGCGAGAAGGCCATCGAGCTTATCAAGCAGGAGGGCATAGAACGCCAAAGGCTTAACGCCCTTGATGCAGGCCAGCAAAGCTACCTTCAAAAGATGAAGGATGCAAAAGACGAACTCCTTGCCGATCTTCAAGAAGCGCAACAAACTACAGACTTGCTTGTTTTCTATTGGCTATCATCGGCAGATGAAGTACAAAAAAATGCAGAGGCCATATCGGTAATAGCAGCCGATGTCGTGGAGCGCAACCTTGACAAGATTGCCGGTAAGACTGGCGAGGCATACGAAAAGGGATTGAAGGAAATCTATGCGGAGCTACAAAGAGCAATGGCCAATGCTGGCCTTCCCGTGAACATCGACAAGATGGCCGACAATGATACGTTTGGCCACGACTGGATACTGGAGGAATTTATTGGGCGTGTTAAGATTGCAAAAGATGAGCTTAATAAATACAATACAGCCGTAGAAGCCTATGCGGACTCCATGAGAGAAGCCACCGATGCCACCGAAGAAACAAAGGAGGTCATTCATGGTATGACAACCGACGAAGAGGGGGCTTTGGTGAAGGTAAGGGATGCCGCTGATTTCACGCAGACCTCAACGCAAGACCTCGTGAAAAAAATGATTGAGCTTCAGAAAGCCTGCGATGAGATTGATAGGGAGATAGACATTAAGATAAAACTTGGTGCGAATATCACCTTCGACAATGATGATGTGATGGACTTCACCGATTTGGGAAATGCAAAGGCCGAGATTCAGAACCGCATAAACAAGGCCACAAATGATGCCGCCGTCGATGCGCTCCTTAAAGACCTTCGTGCTGGGCAGGCTTCAGCCGATTACGGCTCCACGGAACGTGCCACATTTACCAAGTACATCAACCAGCTTCAAGCTCGTAAGGATGCCAATTCGGGCAAAAGAAACGGCAAAGGCGATGCCGAGCGCAAACGTCGAGAGCAGGAGCGCAATATGCGCGAGTATGAGCGGATGCAGAAGGACTTCAACAAACGGCGTGAAGAGATTGACAGAGACCTCTCCCAATCCATTATAGACATCGAGCGTGACAACGCCACCAAGGAGCTGATGCAGCTTCAGCAAGACCACAAGAACCAAGTGAAGGAGCTGGAGCGCGAGAAGGAAGATTATATCCAAAAGAAAATCGAGCTTGAACAGGCCAAGGCAAAGGCCAACGGGCAGACATACACCACACCCACCAATAAGGCCGATGTGCTTGATGAAGAAGAGCAGCGCATCTTTGCCCAGCGTGAGAATAATTTGAAGGAGCGGCAGGCCAAAGAGACCGCCGACTTCTACAAGCGTCAAAATTCCGCCCTCTACGACTACATCAAGGAATATGGCTCTATCTACCAGCAGAAAGAGGCCATCGCCAAAGAGTACGAGCAGAAGATAGCCGATGAGACCGATGCCATTCAGAAGGCCACTCTCGCAAAGGAGCGCGACCGTCTCATCAATGAGCTTAACATGAAGGTGCTGCGCAAGTCGATAGATTGGGAAACGGTATTCAATGACCTCAACCGCCTTTCGACCGACTATCTCCGAGACCTGCGCGACAAGCTCCGCACGGCACTCAGAGAGGGCAATCTTGACGCGAAGGATGCCGAGGTCATATCCGCGAAGATACTGGAGATTGAGAACCGCATCACCGACAAGACCGATTTTTGGTCATCGCTCATACCGGCACTGAAGGAGCGCGTGAGGCTCACTAATGAGGTGGCCGAGGCAGAAGAGCGAATCAAGGATGCAAGGGGCAAGGCCGACAGGCTCCAAAACAAGGCCATTGGTCAAATATCCGACATCACTGGTACCGGTGAGGGCGGCATCCGTCAAGTGTGGAACTCACTAAGCCATGAGCCGAAGGATATTCTCGAATACTTCGGCATCGACGCGACCAGCGACAAGGGCAAGGAGCTTACCGCGACATTGATAGACCTCACGCAAGCCACCGAAGAGGCCACCGATGCCGAGAAGCACAAGGCCAACGTCAATGAGATGCTGAAGGGCGGCAAGATTGGCGATATATTCTCCAATGCCGTAGATGCTGCAGGCGGCGGTGCTGCTGGCATTATCTCCGTCATCAACTCCAATGCTCAGAGTATGAGCGAGCTTGTCGATAAGGTAGGGCTTGAAAACACCGATTTCGGGCAGGCTGTTCATGGATTCTCCGAGGGTGTCGGCGGCTTCCAGTCTGCCGTACAATCCCTTGCCAATGGTGATGTAGTGGGAGCCGTGAATGGTGTGCTTGATGGTATTGCTGGCTTCGGCAAGATGGGCATCAACGCCCTCATAGGAGGCGGCAACGAGGATGAGAACGAGAAAGAGATTGAAGAGCTTACCAAGTCACAAGACCGCCTCACAAACGCCATCAACGGCCTTGCAGAGAAGATTCTGAAGAGCGATGCCACCAATGAGCAGAGCGTCGAATACTACAAGAAGGCTTACGATGCCGAAAAGGAGTGGGAGGAAAAGCAGCGCAAGAAGATTGATGACCGTGCATCCGAGTATGCGAATACTGGTTACGGCTTCCTTGGATTGGGCGGCAAGAGTTCCTTCAACTACTTTATGAGCAACGGATGGGCTGGCTGGCAGGAGTTTTCAAAGCTCCTTCGTGAGCACAAGGGCGAGAACGGCATCACCCATGATTCGGTCAACAAGAATAATATTTGGGATTTGTCGCCCGAAGAGATGAAGCTGCTGATGGAGTTCGCCCCGAAGAGATGGGAGGAACTTTTCAACGGCGAAGGCCACCGCAACCCCGAAAGTTTGGTGAATGAGTACATCGAACACGCTGGCGAGCTTGAAAAGCTCACGTCGGCACTCAATGAGAAGCTGACAGGCTATTCGTGGGAGGGATTCTTGGATTCTTACAAGTCGCTCCTAAAGGATATGACCTCCAGCACCGAGGACTTTGCCGACCACATCAACGAGATAATCACCAATGCGCTCATCGAGAGCTTCGTGAACGAGGAGCTGAAGGATGACATCAAAGACTTGTATGAGTACATCGCCGAACACGCACAGGACGGCATCGACGCGGAAGAGCAGGCCGAGATTGAACGTCGTAACAAGGCCATCGAGGAAAAGGGGCTTCGTTGGAGGCAGACCATAATTGATAGTGGCCGCATCAAGACCGATGACGAATACAAGCAGCAGGCAAGCACGAAGGGCTTCCAAGCTATGAGCCAAGACACTGGCAATGAGCTTAACGGACGATTCACAGCCATTCAGATAGGCGTGTATGACATCAAGGATTTGGCCGTAGAAGCAAATTCTATGATGGCTGATATGTTAAGGAATGGCGGTGCATTGGTAAATAGAGTAGAATCACTCCAAGAAGCCATTGCACTCTCAAATGTTTATCTCTCGAAAATCGATAAGGCTTCAAATATCACAAACGAGAAACTGGATATTCTCAAAGAAATCCGAGACGAATTGAAGAATCTATAATCTTTGTCCATCTATTCTGCTCGCCCCATTTTGCGTACCTAACAGCGCGATTTGGGGCATTTTCTATGAGTAAAGAAAGCGGCCACTACCCATCACGGGCAATGGTCGCCAAACAATCTATTCTAATGGAAATTAAAGCTAAATTTCTTTGAAGTCCGATGAATAGAGGGATTCTTCCATCCGATTCGCTATTAGCAAATTGATGTCGGCTTGCAATGATTCGCTTTCTCTGCGTATTTCTTTCAAAAGCTCTTCATCACAACAAAGGATGCGCTCGATATTCAGAAAATCAATTCGGGCGATTGCGCGGGCGATTGCCTGCTTGCATTTGATTAGTTCAAGAGTGATAGGGGATGCGCCGCCGATGGTGGTCTTGTCGATTTCGGCAAATGTCAATTCGGGGATAGGCTGGCCAGCACTATCAACCAGCAGTCCATCTGATGTGAGTTCTTTTTTCATATAGTTTGGGATTTGTGCAGGGGCTTTCACCCCTGCGGGTTAATACTATGCGATACTGATTAGATTTGCTTTCTTGAAGCACCGCCAATCGGCTTTCTCGGTGTCGTAGTACACCTGACAGTTCTCATTGCGCTTGCGGTCACTGCCCTGCGTAGGTGGTACGATGTTTTCAGCGAGTGTGCCGAAAGCCTCACGGATTGAGCCATCAACCTTGCGAAAGTAGAAGCGCACAATCTTTGTCGCCATTGCCTTGCGAAGCTTGAAGTTAGCCCAAGCCACTTTCAAAGCCTCTGCCATAGTGTAGCCGTTCTTGCGGACGAATGACCAAGCGGCGGTCATTATCTCGCTCATCTGCTTTTTAATCTTGATACTCATGTTCTTTATTCTTATTAGTGAAACAATGTTCGTTTTCTGAGTGCAAAGATAATACTTTTAAGTAAACAAAGCAAATATTTTTATCGAAAAGTTTACTCTTATTACAACATTTAACAGAGCAATATTGTTTACTTAAAATATTATACACAAATTAACAATGACACTTATAATAAAACTTTTTTCTTAAAATATTTGGTAGTAAAGAAAAAACACCGTATCTTTGCAGTTGAATTTTAATAAAACACAAAATATGGATATAAAATCAGTCATTAAGAAGCACGGTTATACTCTCGAAAAGGTTGCAAGTGAGTGGAAGGGCAAGGATGGTAAACCTATAACAAAAGGTGCGCTATCTAAGAGCATCAACAACAACCCGACAATAGCAACCTTGCAGGGTATTGCTGATGTTATCGGGTGTAAGGTGGGCGATTTCTTTAGTGATGAAATTAACCCACAATCTCCGACAATCATCTGCCCGAATTGCGGCAAAGAGATAACTATCAAAGTCGAGTGATATGATACAGCCAACGAAAGAAAACACTCTCTATCTCCCCATCAAGCAGATATACTTCGACCTAATCATAGCCGGTACGAAGAAAACTGAAGAGCGAGAGGTGAAGATGGGCATCACGTCCAGCCGCTATCTTCTGAAGGATAAGCAAGGCAATCTCCTGCTCAATCCCGATGTGACCGAGCAGGGCAAAAAGTATTTTGTCGATGACTACAACGATGGAAATTTTCCGTTTCTCCCAAAGCCTTACAAGTATATCTCTCTTGCGGTAGGATATAATAGAGAGCGAGACACGGCACTTGTCGAGGTTACTGACATCACATACAAGCAGGGCAAGCTAATCGGCAACCCTCCCAAGTTCTGCTGGTGGGTGCAAGTGTTCCATTTGGGCAAGGTAGTAGATGTTCATCGCAAATAGACATGACACTTAAATACTGACCAACATTTGGCTGGAGCGTTTTTGCTGGGAAGCAATGACGCTCTTTTCTTGCTCAAATCTCCCGTTTGGGATTAGATGTAATATCTATTTTGATGCAATCTCCCCAGCTGTCAGTTAGATTTTTCCTCTATTTTTGATGCAATCTCCCACTGGTGATGATGAAGGGTGCAAGATGAAAAACGGAGGGCAAAGAAAAATTTTCTCCTAAAAGTTTGTAACTTTACAACTATTTTTGTACCTTTGCATCTACCGAAATAAATTTTGACAGCTCAATCTTTATAAAACTCCCCTTTTGGTACTGATTTGTTACCCACTATCACCAAATTGGGAGTTTTTCTATTGAAAATCAATCAGTTACTGATTTTTAGTAAGGTTATCGCCAAACACCTCGACACAGATGGATACCGCTAAAGCCCACACCCATATTTGAGTGTGAGCTAACAGCAGTCTTCCCGTGTCTCATTCTATTGGCGATTTCGTGAGTAGTACAGAAAGCTGTCGCTCTATCTACTATATTTTCGAGGTGCAAAGATAATGGAAATCTTTCACGCATCCAAATATTTGAGAATATTTCTTCTTATGGACTCATAATTTTTACTACTTTAAAGGGTTTGACATTATTGTTCTTCAAACTTGCTCTTGCCTCTCATCGCATGGCGTAGGGCGCTGAGCAATTCTTGTGACTCCTGAACCAGATTGAGAAAGACTGTCATACTCTCGATGTTGAGACGTTTGGTCTGGATATCGTGGATGACACGCTTACGATAAACGGAAAGCGTTGATTGCAACTTAGCAGCATCATCGCGAATCTGAGAAGTGTTATCTGTTGTGAGAGACCGATTGAGCAGGTGCACGATTTCATTGCGAATGATGAGGAACTCATTAGCATAGTTGCTGGGGACGGGACTGAAATTGTTGCCGACATGCTCACGGCATGGCTCCCCCATGCGCTTCAGGCAATAGACCATCTGTGAGAGGGAATTGATGATAAGGAAATACCACGTGCCTTTCTCCACGCTAAGCACAGGGTCTATGCGGCGCAAGGCGATAATCTGCTTGCGGCGCTGGCGCTTGATGTCCTTGCGCTGGCTCTCTGTCTGCATGGTAGTACGCTTTAGCACGCGGTAATCCTCGCAGAAGAAGGCGGTGGTCAATGCTTTGTAGCTCTCTGTCACCTGTTTTAAGTGCTGTTCCGTGCTATAGCCTACATGTCTGCGGAGCAGCGCCCAACATTCGACCCTGTCGCTGCAATGCAGTATCTCTGTAAACAGTTCGTCGGCCTCGCTATTTTTATTGCTTTTTCCGTAGTTCAGGTGGCTACGAACGAGTAGGAAAATAGCCAGTGCAATGGCAGCAGCCATAGCCACAAACGACCCGAAGAACAAGGCGGTGCAGACGAGGAAGCACATCATGAATGCCACACCAGCCGTAATGAACCAACCACCAATGACCGACAGTACACCCGTGATGCGGAACACTGCGCTCTCGCGGCTCCAAGCACGGTCGGCAAGCGAAGCGCCCATAGCCACCATAAAAGTGACGTAGGTGGTGGATAGCGGCAGTTTGAGTGATGTGCCCAATGCCACAAGTACACCTGCGAGCACCAGATTGACCGCTGCACGAATCTCGTCAAAAGCGGCTCCTCGTTTCAACACGGCCGCATCGGCATTAAAGCGCGAGCCAATCCATCGCGCCACACCCATCGGCACAACCGCTGCAATGCCGCTGGCCATGTTTCTCGACGTGCGCACCAGCACACGTGCCACACCGCTCGAACCGAACATTTCGTCGCCCTCGTCCTGACGTGAGAGGTCCACAGATGTCTTCACCACGTTCTGCGCCTTCTTCGAGAATACGAGAGCGAGCACCATCACCACGCCTGCCGCGACGAGATAGAAGGTGGGCGTATGGGCACTCTCCATCAGCGACTGCATCATAAAACCCTGCATGTCGCCTTCGCCGTTTATCGTGTAGTCCTGATAGGCTTCAAGTCCCGTCAGCGGCACACCCACGAAGTTCACAAGGTCGTTACCCGCAAAGGCCATCGCCAGAGCAAACGTGCCCAGCAGAACCACAAACTTCAGCACAGGCAGCTTCATGGCACTCAATATGGTCATCAGCACTGAGAATACGATGATGCCTCCGCCGATAATCAGCCATGTATGCTGACCTATCATCTCTTTCACCTCCGGCGTCATCAGACTGCTGCCCTTCAGCCCGTTGATAAGCAGGAACCACACGATGGCCGTCACTGATAGTCCGCCAAAAACACCAATCTTCAATGATGACACAATGAGGTTTCCCATTTTGCCAGACTGATCGGTTGTTCTTCCGTTCACGCGATAGGTGAAGGTGAAAACAATGCGTGCAACCCACTGCACAATGATTCCGAGCAGGAATGCTATTGCCACACTGAGGAAGATGCCGAGGATGACAGAGATGGCCTTCTCCGTATTCAACAGGTCACCCAACGAGAGCTGTGTGCCGTCCGCCGCCGTCGCCCCATGTACTATCTGCAGCAGGGCGATGGCAAAGGCTCCGCCCAACAGTTCGAACACCATCGAGACTGTGGTCGATGTCGGCATGCCGAGCGTGTTGAACACATCGAGCAGTATCACGTCGGTCACCATCACTGCCAAGAACACGCACATCACGTCGTAGAACGAGAAGTACTGCGGTGTCATTATGCCGTGTCGTGCCACATCCATCATGCCGTTGCTCAGGGCTGCACCTGCGAACACCCCCACAGCTGCTATTGTCACAATTGTTCTGTACTTTGCCACTTTTGCCCCGATGGCTGAATTCAGGAAATTCACTGCATCGTTGCTCACGCCTACCACAAGGTCGAAGACAGCGAGCACGATAAGAAATATTACTATTCCAAGAAATAAAGTATTCATCTTTCCAATTATTTGATTACATATATCGTTTCATTTCTTCACCCTCAACTCCTGCATACAACTCCAACAGACT